GTAAAATACACAATACTTAATACATAGGTAATCCATATACATTCTTGATTTTTGCTTTGCCTTAGCAACCAGAATCACCTGGTTCGGTGCTATAAGTTTCATGCCATCTGACTACACCATCATCATATGACATGTTGAGCATATCACACATATGTGAAATATTAGCTCTGGAGGCTATTTCTTGCATCTGATTACGACGCTGCTCATATACGCGTGATCCATGATTGAACCACTCCCTTAAAGCAGAATCTATATTCTGAGCACAAGCTTCCTCCTCTGTTAGAGGTGCATTCTTACCTCTGCGATAATTATGCAATGATTTGAAAATAGAATTATCTTCTAAAGCGCCGACATGACATCCCAGCTTCGGATGATATACACTCTTTCGTTTAAGAAATTCAGCATCATCATCATGCATATAATCTGTCAACTCGCTTTCCTTATCAGGCATAGTATAAGATTGACCATATCTTGCTAGAAATTCAGAGCATCGTTTAATATTGAATTTAGGACGTAAAGGACTAACTGATCCTTTGTTATCATCACCATAAGTGATAATAGATACATAATCACGGAAGTTATCGGAGTATGGATATTCTGAATAGTAAAAGCATCTCAAGTTCAAACTGCCAACAATGCTATTAATTATAACTGTCAGAGAATTCCCACTAATGTGAGTTCCTTCAGTTAAACCAATCAAATCACCATTGTAAGCAATAAAAGCAAATACTATATCACCACTCATAGCTTCCATAACCTTAATATCATTTTCAGTATATTCCATTTCTTTGGCTAGGTCTATCATAATACGCAAAGCAGCTTCAATAAGTTGTGCAGGCATTCGCTGATCATATTTAGAATAATCACCAGCAAAAATTCTATTCTTACCATGCTTAATCATATACTGATAAAGTTGCTCCCATTCACTACCATGTGAATTAACACCAACTGCACATTCACTCAACAACGGATTCATCTGAAAGAATCTGATTATAGGCAAGAAATACATACGTACCAAATAAGTGAGCGCAATAGGATTTCCATAAAAGATACGGCATTTTTCCTTCGCTAAAGGCAAAGCTTCATCTTTCTTGCAAGCCTTAGCTATAGTATAAGCTCTTTCACCTTTCTTATACAACTCATGACATCTCTCAATTTCAGCCTTAATCTCAGGCGTAAATTCTCTATTACATTGATAAACGTCATTAGGTTCCAATTCAATCACATGATTTTTCTTGGCACCTCCTAAAGGAAATCCAATAGATGTGTCTAACTTAATAGCATCAATAAATCTTTTACCTGGTATCCCAAGTAATGTTTGCTCATGAGTCAAAGGCTTAGATTGATGCCACACAGGAACATCCTTAATTAATTTAACTAGTGGTGCTTTGTAATCTCGTACAGCTTGCATCAGTAAACCCACTGGAAAACTAACTGCCGGGTTACTCAGAACCTCTATGCATTTTTGCCATCCAAACCAGTCTGGATTGAATTTGGGAGGGCCCCAAATATTATCAACTCCTGTAACATCCTTCACTATATCACTAATAATAGTTTGAGAAACATCGCTGTAATATGTGGCCCCACCAATACAAGATCCATAATATGCAACTTGTGAATTTTGTGGCATATAATTAAGGCTACTCTTAATAGACATAGGCTCATTTGTCATAATCTTCTTATTGAGAATAGTATCCTGAAAATCACCTCCTGATCCTGTTATTAAAACAGTTTCAATATTGCGAAGTTCAGAACAAGCTGTCATCAATTGTTGTTGAGTCAAACATGCACTACATCCTAAGGGTCTATCAGTAATGCCTCCAAGATGAATTCCTGCAATTGCAGATCCTCGAGTCTGAGACACTAGTACAGCACCACAAAGTCCTTTAAAGGTATTTTGTGATAAATTATCGTATTTATGTCCCTTCCAATTACCACATCCATTTCCTGTGGTACATGCTTTTCCTTTACCATACATATCCAATACATTTCCCTCTTTTGCTCTCCAAATCATATGAAAGCAAAGATCAGGCATTGAATCAGTAGGAAAATGTTTGATAATATCTGCGAAAGATCCACCTGTAGGACTGAAACAAACACGTAAATCGTAATTAGGAATAAGAATTGAATTAAGTGTGGATAACTTAGTTCTAAATCTGCATCCTGATTTACTTGGATCAGAACCATAGCAAGTGACGTCAAATTCATTTGCAGCATTAAAATAATGATTGGGTAATAGGCAAACATTCGATTTGAGAAATAAAATGTTAGCCATCAGAGCTGGTTTCTCTTCATCATATTTAAGAGATGCATAAAATAAATTTTTCTTGATCTTTTGAAC